CGCCGCCAGGCCGGCCGCCCCGCCGGCCGCCACCGCCGCCTTCCCCATCCCGCCGAACTTACTGCCGGCGCTGTCGGCGGTGCGCGAGGCCTTCCCGAGGCCGTCCGCAAGGTCTTTCGTGTTCGCCACGAAATCGACCACCACCCGCGGATTCATCCCCACGGCCTATCGCCTCCCCGACCGGCTCTGGGACCGGGCCCGGGCCGCTTCACGCTTGGCCCGCTTCTCCTCCGCGATCGCGTAGCGGGTCATGGCTTCGTATTCCTCACCCGTCAGCCGGTCCACCTCGCGCGGAGTCATTCGCCAGTACCGGCAGAATCCAACGAGGGCCGCGAGGGCCCGGCGTTCGTAGGGTCCAGCGGCTCGCCCATCACCGGGACCACCTGGCCGGCCTGGGCCCAGGTCACGTCGTGGCCCAGCCGCCGCAGCACCGTCCAGACGAGGGCCTGTGTCCGGTCGGGGGCGGCGTCGAGATCGTCCTCGCCCCCGGCGGTGTCCAGAACCTCCGACAGCGGCCGGCCGGTCACCGCCGCCAGGTCGCGCATTTCCTGTGGCGCGAGCATCATCCCCGCCCGCACCGTCACCGTGTCAGGCACGCCCTCGGGGAGTCTCGCCGGCATCGGCGGCGTGCCGCCCCGGTCCCCGTTCGTCGCCCCGGCCCTCGTCACTGTTGCATCGCCGCTTGCGGCCACCTGTAACCCCTGACTGTCGTTGCCACCGCCTGTTCGCACTCGTCCCGCACCGCCTCGCCGGCAGCCTCGCCGGCCGGCCCCAGGTAACGCCCCTCCGGGACATAGGGGCGAGACTGCCACCCCCCGAACTCCACCATGCCGCCGTAAACCTCCCCGTAGCCCACCTCCGCCATGACCTCGCCCTCGCCGCGATTCACGAACACCGACCCCGCCAGGGCCCCGGTGATCCTCGGGGTGGCGCCGGCTCCGGCGCTCGCGGCGGTCCGGGCCGCCCGCTCGCCGGCCGGCCCGATATCCCGGTACACCGCCTCGGGGAAACCGCGCAGGGCGGCGGCCAGGGGCTCCAGGCCCCGGACCACCACCCGCACCTCGGGATCGCTCGCCACTACTCCGCCCGGCCCGGCGTCCAGCCTCCCCCGTCCCAGTGGGCCTCCGACCCGTCCCCGAGGCGAAGGTGGTCACCCGCCGCCCAGGCCTCGCCGCGGGACTGGCCCATCGCCCCGAGGCCGCGCAGCGCCCCGAGGCTCGCCGGCACGACCGCACCCGAGGGCAGGAAGGCACCCGGGGCGCCGGCCTCGACCGCGACCGGCCGCACCTGGGCCGGCGGCGGGTGGAGCTCCGTCGCCAGCGGCGCTCCGCCGGCCATCGGCGCCGGCTCGCCGGCCTGTGACGCCTCGCGCGCCGCCAGGGCGCCCGGCGTGATCGACTTTGTGGGCTCGCCCTCGATCGCCCACTCCAGGTCCACCGACGACGCATCCCCGGCGTCGCCATTGATGGGCGAATATGGCTGTGGGATCACCGTCCCCGACTACTCGGGGTTCGTGGCCGAAATCGGTTGCGATTTGTAGGGCAGCACCGAAAAGGCGACCGGCGTCCCGAGGGCGACCGCCGCCGACAGAACCTCCTCCGTCGCGTCCGGGTCGAATGACTGATAGAGGCTCGCCACCAGCGACCACTTGACGGTCCCGGGGTAGTCCCGCGATCCGCACATAGTGTCGATAGTGGTCACCTGGACGTCCGGCGTGATCTCGATATGCGAGGCCAGACAGGCGAGTTCGGTCAGCCCCGCCTCCGTGCCATCCATCGAGATTTTCAGGGATGCATCAGTGAGAATCAGGGGCAGGGGCTCAGCCATCGGGGTTCATCCTCCGATCGTAACGGGACAGGCATAGATCAGCCGGGTTACCAGCAGGGGGATGCGGGCGACCTCCAGCAGCCGCGGCGCTCGCGCCGTGGCAAAGGGCCATGTGTAGCGGTCGGCCCGCAGCCGGGCGGCGACGTGATCGGTTAGCCGCTCCAGCGTGGCGAAACCCTCGTCCGGCTCCACCCGGCCGGCGAAGCAGTAGACCGCCAGGCGTGCCCGCCACAGCCGCGAGGTTTCCGACGTCAGCATCGGGTCATCCCAGAGGACCATCAGGGCGGGCGGCTCGATCGAATCGACCGGGCCTGTGGTCACCGGGGGGTCGCCCTCCTCGATCGGCGCCAGCGCCGCCGCGCAGAGTTCCCGAAGGGCCGTCATGCCGACGACGCCTGTTCCGGCGTAGGGCATCAGGCGACCCCGAATCCCTGTTTGTGCGGCATCAGGACCAGGGCGTGGCGGGCAAAGCCATCCCGCGGGGTCCGCACGACACCCGTTTCGGCGAACCCGGCCACGCCCCAAATCGCGTCGTTACTTTTCCAGAACTCCAGGCTTCGTAGCAGGTTCACACGCTGGCACAGCGGGTCGTCCACCGCCGGCAGGCTCGCCGGGTCGGGGGCGTCGATCGCGTCCACTATCTCCAGCGCCGCCGCATCGCAGCAGGCCTGGAGGGCGTCGCGGTTCGTATCGGTGACCGCCGTTCGCAGGGCGGCGGCCAGGGCCTCTGGCGTAGTCCAGGCCCCGGCCGGGGGAAGGGCGGCCGGCATCAGTCGGCCGACCCGCCCGCGCCGCCCTCGCCGCCGCCGCCCTCGCCGCCGGGTTCGGACCTGCCCCCCGACTCGTGGGCGCGCGAGCGCCGGCCGCGGTGCGGTGCGGCGCGCTTCGCCTCGCCGCCAGCTTGCGGGTCCGGGTCGCCATCCGTATTCGGGATACCGACCGGATCGCCGTCCCTCACGACCTGCTGATTTGGCTGTGACCATGTCGTCCCAGCCATCACGGACCGACCGGAATCTTCGCCAGGCCGCCCGCCACGATCGTCAGGTCAGCGAAGTATCCGGCGTACGCCACCTGCACGCCCAGCACGGACGGCTCCACCACCTGCAACGCCCCGATCCGATCTTCGTAAATCTCCGCCGCGGCCGTCGATGCGACCAGGATATCCGTATCCGCCAGGCCGGCGCTCATCACGACCACGATGCCGGACACCGCACCCATCACGCCCTGGCCGAACGCCGCCGCATTGAACCCGCTGGACTGTGAGTTCGTCGGGTTCACCGGGGCGAACAGCGGGCCGATCAGTCCCAGGTTTTTCGGACTGACGCCCAGCACCAGCGCACCCTGGCCCTTCACCGCGGCGTAGACGACGCCGGCCGCCGCCCAGAGGGCCGCCGACACCTGGGCCGCCGTGGGCGCCGCCGGCAGCGCCGCCTGTGCGGTCGCCGCCGCAATCAGGTCGTCCGCAAACTCGTTTTCTGTCTCGATCGCGTACTGGGCCGCCAGGTCCGCGATCACCAGGTCCATGATCGCCGGGTTCGTCCAGTCGATATCCTGCCGCGACACGTTCACATAGCCGCCGAAGGTGTCCGGCGCCACCGGCAGCTTCGTGATCGTCATCTTCCGCGACGTCAGTTCCGTCTTTTCTCCGGCCTGCTTAGCGACCGCGGTGTGTTGCGTGACCTTCGGCCGGCTCCACGATCCGCCCGGCAGGTTGCGGGGCCCAAACGCGTTCACCAGCGGCCGGGCGGCGTCCACCGCCGACACGATCGGCGCCAGGATCTGTTCCGGCAGGAGGCCGGGGTTATCGGCGGTCGTCTGATGCTGTGCCGCCCGGTAGAACAGGGCGATCCGCTCCTGGGCCTCGTCAATCCCGAGGCCGGCCCGCCAGTAGTCCAACACGAACTCGCCGGCCGTCCGATACTCGATCGGACCGGGAGCACCGGAGCGCACCCGCTCGATTTCCTGGGCGATCGACCGCGACCGCTCCGCCGACTCGCGGGCGATCCGCACCGTGTCTCGCAGCGGGTCCAACTGTGACCCGATGGCCGACAGCCGCTCGCGGCTCCGCTCCAACAGCTCCATTTCCTGTGTCGTCAGGTCCCTACCTTCGGCCTGTGCCTGTTCGACCAGGCCGTCCACGAATCGGGAACGCTCCTCCGACTCGCCAGTCAGGCGAGCGATTAGGGCGTCAGTTGCGGGTGGAGTCACGGGTGCCACCTCCAGGGGGGCTCGATTGTCACGCGGGTTCGGTTCGGGGATCACCTCCAGCAGGCGTCAGTCCAACCGGGCCTCCCGCTCCAGGGCCTCGATCCGCAGCCGGTCCAGGTTCGGCGTATCGACCGCCGCCACGCCGGCAGCGCCCAGCGCCAGCGCCGCCGCCTCGCGCACGGCCAGCACCCGGGCCTCACCGTAGGCCGGCTCCGGGGTGAGGCCGACGTGCTGTAGCCATCCGCGGATAACCCGCCGACGCCTGGCCGTCACCTCGCCCCGTTCCCAGCTGGCCTCGATCGGACGGAAACCGGCCGACGCGTCCAGGCAGCCATCCGCCGCCAGCGTCAGGGTTTCGTCCCCGAGGGGGGTGCGGGCGATCCGCACCGATGCCCCGAGGCCGTCCGGGCGCTCCGTGTCGAACTCCTCCACCAGGCCGACCGTCCTGTCCAGGCGGTGATCCCGGTTGACCCGGGTCGCCTCCCCCCAGACGAGGCCGCCACGCGTGAAGATTTCTTCGATCATCCGGCCCCCGTGGGGCACCAGCGCCGGCCGTTCCCACGGCATCACCAGGATTTCCACCAGCCGCTCGCCGGCCGACACGTCCACCACCTGGGCCTGGCGTGTCTCCAGCGCCGCCAGGATCGCCAGGTTGTCCGGGGGGTCGGTCACTTCGGCACCTCCACGTTTGCGGGCAGGCCAGCGGCGCCGGCCACGTCGAACCGTTCCGCCGCCCGAATCTCCGCCACCGTGAGGGCCCGCTGTCCGTCCTCCTCCAGGCCGTGGAGGATCGCGTAAGTCTGGGCCCGCTCCAGCGGCGCCGGCTGGACATAGGCGTCGCGGTTTAGCTCGATCCCGACCCCCCGTGGCACCAGGTAGCCGGACAGGGCCTCCATTGCCATCGACGCCTTCGGCCGCAGACTCGCCCGCCAGTGGTAATCGAAGATGGCCGACACGTTCGCGTAGGTCATCGAGTCGCCACCCGAGGGCAGGCCGACCAGGTAGGGCGGCACGCCCAACAGAATCGCAATCCGGGATTGCGTGCGCTCCAGCAGTTCGCTCGATCCCGCCTCCGCCGGATTCGCCTGTGTGGCTTTCCACTCGACACCGCCCGACAGCACGGCCGGCGCCCCCAGTTTCTCCAGGCGGGCGGTGATCCACGCCTCCTGTAGGGCGGTCGCCTGGGCGCTGGTCAACTCGTCCGGGTGCGTGAGGATTGACGAGGGCACCCCGCCGGCCGCCGCGAACCCGCCCACATAGCGGATCAGCACGCCCTCCAGGGCGAGGCGCCCGGCGCCGGCCTCCAGCGGTCCATGGCCCCTGGCGTCGTCTGTCCGGGACTGGTAGCGGACGTGGAGAATGTCGGCCGTGACGTCCACCGATCCGATGGAGCCT